AGATGGCCTTATCGTTTGTGGTGTATTGACCTAATGTATAAACTTGATATGCTTTAGGATTGGTATTCTTTAATTCTTCCAAAGCCCTTATTACCGAGCGTTCCAAATAAGGGTTATCCTTATATGTAGTGAAGTAGCGTGTACAATCTTGCATTTCTCTTAACCAATGCCAAGGTGAGATTGTAGGGTTATAGCTTAGAATAATCTTACCTGTTGTACGAATTTGTAACTGCAAGTAAGATTCTGAATCAACCTCATTACTTTCTTCTATCCATAGTATGTTTGATTTCACACCTCTTAGCTTCTCACTATTGTCCGTTGAAATGAATTGTATTTGTGAGCCTGTATAGAAATCATATACTCTATCGGTAGCGTTCCATTCGTTATCGTTCCATATACCAAGGGATTCCATTATATCTTTGAAATCCTTCATTACTGTACGTTTGAGGGATGGTATTGTTTTTCTTACTACTGTCACAATTTCTTTTCCTTGCAGAGCTTGTACAATAATCCATTGTAAGGTAGCATAGGTTTTACCCGAACGGCTACCTCCAATTAAATGGCAAACCCTTGTTGGACATTCATCAATGTGCTTATACGATATTGTGGTATTGATGTTCAGTTCCATCGGTTTTTGTTTCAGTAATATTTACGTTAATCTGTTGTATTCTTTGTTCAATTTCACCTCGTAGCTCAACACGACTCATTTTTGGAAGGTGAAACTCCAATAATTTCAGTGCTAAATCAACTGCACCCTTTGGGTCTTTCTTCACCAATTCTTCCATAATCTTTGGAAGGTCATCTAATACTCTATTGGTTGCTCGGGCTATGGAGAGCTTCATTTGTTCGCTTGAGCGATTCAGTGCTCCTTTTGGGCGCCCTTTTGATAATTTATTGCCTGGTTCAAACTTTGCCATTTATCGTAGTTTTTCCGTTATTTAATCGGTTCTATATTCTTTTAACACAAATATATGTATTTGTATTTATCGTTGGACCTATGTGGTCAGGAATCAGTCCTGAATGGATTCTGCTTAGTTAGCCTGATGTGTTGCTTTACTTTACGGATGTTTAGGAAGGATGTACTCTTTGAAATCCCTATATCTTTACTCAGCTTATCCAATGTCATCTCCGGTGTAAAAAAATATAATTCAGCTAATCGGGCCGAACTCCACATCTTTGTTTGTTGTAAGGTTTGTATTTCCGTTACAATCTCATCGTATGTACTTTGTATCTTTCTATCTAAATCTTCATTGTATGGTGTATCAACATCATCCCAACTATCAGGCAGTGATTGATGTTTACCATTCTGCTTTACCGCATTTATCCATCTCGTTTTTAGAAATGAATAAAGGTACATCATATTGTATTCATCCCTTCCCCACCATATAGAAGGGTTTCCTTTTTCTGCTACATACAGGTATAATTCTCCTACTAATTCTTGTGCTGCTTCTCTATCCTTTGTTATATTGTATGCTGATGCCATTAACCAGTCATTCTTTTCTCTGAATAGTATGTCCAGCCTTCTATTGTTCTCCTTTTGTATTTCTTCTGCACTCATTAAGACTTTGATTTGATAAATGTGTTGATGTCCTCTACACATCTCGCCCATAAACCAGCAGATGATTTACAGGTACAAGGCATTGGTTCACTCTTTCCTCTTATCCTCGTACAATTTTCCCAAAGCTTTCTTTGTGCAGCCGCATCTCTCGGTAACCAATATCCCATAGCACTCATTTCAGCTTGGATGGTTTTGAACTCCTCATAACTAAATGGTGCATACTTACTTTCCGGCACCGGTGGATTTTGTGGTATATTATTTGATTCCATAACGTTCTTTGTATTGATTTATGTTTGTCACTATTCCAGTAGAACTATCTACTATTTGGTAATGTTCTACTTCGCCTGTGAACATATATGCGTAAATGATATAACCTCTACTTACCGCAAATGAAAGAGAATCCATTGCTCCATGCTCTATTGTATGGAATCTTGCTACATCTCTATTGTTATCTGAAAAGTGTACGATTATATCATTATACTTTTCGGGAAATAAATCCCAATCTATCTTTGTAATTGTAGGTCTTTTCTCTGCCATTATTTTAATTTTATTTGTCCGAAGTCCTCACATCCGAAGAACTTATCTAATTTATCACGCCTTCTATCACATCCACAATCATGTGTTTTGAAGAAGGTCCATGCAATCCAATGTGCCAGTTCTTTACCCCAGCCAAAGGTTACAACGTTTATTGCTGATTCTAACCAGCTACCAAAAGGGAATATACATTTCATAGTTTATAAATTTACATGTCCCATTCCTTTTTCTCCGGCGTAACCTATTGGTTTACCTTTGAATTTCTTTTGTCCTCTTGAAAGAACGGTGTTAAGACATTGTTGTTTGAAACCTAATTTTTTAGAACATTCTACAATTGAACCATAATAAACCCCATCGTAATAAATAGGACGAAGCAACTTTTCTCTACCTAACACATGGTATGAGTGTAGTACATTCTCTGATGGTGTCAACCATTCTAGGTTCTCAGCTCTATTGTCTGTTTTGATTCCATTCTTATGATTTGGATTATAAACCTTTGTATCAAAGTCCGCAGGTTTCTCTACCCATGCATGCGCAACTATCTGATGAATACGCATAAACTTTCTTTGTTTTTTACCATCATCGGTTGCTCTGAACAATCCAACTTCAGGGTATCCTCTACTACTCAGCTTAGTAGCGATAGGATATAAGCCTCCACTAATGAAAGCTCTTTCTTTTCTTTTACAACTATATAGGATTCCACCTTTACTGATATAATAATCAGGCCATCCATCAACTTGCTTTATTGGGTCTTTCAACTTAAATGTAGTACTCATAGTTTTAGTTTTTGTTTATTAATTCGTCAAATGCTTTCTTAAATTCTATTTCCAATGCTTTCTTACTGATGTTTTGATAATAAGCTTTTCTCTTTTCAAAGTCCATATCCGTTACATCTATTACTTCAAAGTCCATAGGTGGAATTAGTTTGTATCCTAATTCTTCCATCTCTTTTACTATCTGCTCTTTAATTTGTTCTTGTGTTTTCATTATAAGTTTTTTATTTGGTTTATGTTATCTAATCTTTGTTTCCATTGTTTCGCTTGGTTCTCATCCCATCCCATTATTTCTGATACTCCAACTATTCCACCTAACTCTGTCCAATCTTCTACTGCTCTATTGTATAGAACATTATCTGAATCAGCATCCATTAGTATATCCAGTACTCTCTCTGTTATCTTCCTTGTATTACCTTTAGCTCTATCACTGTATTCATATTCTTCCTGAACTTGTTCTTTTTCCTGTTCCTGTTCCTGTTCTTTAGCTTTATCTTTATCTTGTTCTTGTTCCTTGGGGGTATCAATAGAGTATTGATAGGGTATAGATAGAGTATTAGTAGAGGATAGATAGGGTATGGATATGGTATTGGTAGAGGATTCATAGAGGTTACTTTCAATCAGTTTATTAACTGCTGAAATAACTGCTTTGTTTTTACTTTGTAAGAAGTCAGCTCCGTATTGAAATACACAGAACTTATTAATAATCCATTTATCTTCAGAGATTGCTGTAACTCTATCTTTGAAGATTCTTAATATATCTGATTCAGATACATTAGTATTACACATAACATTAAGCAACTTAATATTACGCTTATAGATACCAGCATTATCACAGGTATCTAAAAGGTACTGCCAAATAACTTTGTAATCATTACTCAGCTCGGTGTACCATTCATCTTTCCACTTATCAGTGTCAGTAAATCGTTTTGCCATAGATTTCTATTTTTAGTTTTTGTATATATAAATATCACCTTCGGGAAGAAAACGATAAAAAAATGAAAATATTTTTACATATTTTTTATTTTAATGTATAACGTGTTGATTATCAATCAGTTAGCATAATACATTGAGTATCAATGAGTTATGAATGTGGATAACGTGTGGATAACTTTTTTTCAAAAATATTTGGAATTGTAAGCGATTTTTCGTAATTTCCTGTTATAAATGAAAAAAATGGTAAAAAATAGGGTATTTTCACATAAAGCGTTGATAATCAATCAGTTAAGCATAAGTCATTGTAAATCAATGAGTTATAAAATAAGTGATAAATATATCAACAAATATTTGGAAATCTCAGGAATTATTCGTAATTTTGTCTTATAGTAATTTAATTAACAACTAAAACCTTATGGTGTACAGGTAACCAAACAAAACAAAATGGCAACACAAAGTATCAAAACCACCTTTAATGGTGTAGAAGTAGAATCGTATTTCAGAAGCGATGCGCATTCTAAAAAGAAGTTCATAGAGGTTTATACCCCTAATCGTAGAACTAAAATGTTTATGGAAGAATCTGTAAGAACAGGTAAGAGGCTTCGTATCTCAATCCACATTGATGGGTTACCAAGTATGTTGTTATCCACAACTTACGATTATGGTATGGCATTACATATCTTCACTGACTTAGTAAACAAATTTTCAAACAAATAAAAATTAAAGTTATGAGCAATAAGCAAGAATTAGTAAAATGGTTAGAACATTCATACTTCAAAACCAATGAACAAATTAGAGAGTTCACCCAATGGGGTGATACAGAATTATATCAATCACAAATCAGTATGTTAGAATTCCGTAAGGAATGGTTAGAACTTCAAATCAATTTATTAAATAATAGAAAATAAATCTTAAAACTTAAAAAAATGGAAAATCAAATAAAAAATAAAGTTATGAACATTGAGAAAAAAGCATTAATCAATTACTTAAATTATGAAATTGAGAAAACTCAAATAAAACTAAAAGAGTGTGAAGAAAGATTACACACTAACACAACCGCAATTAACCAATCACATTTAATTCTACAATTTAGATTAGAATGGTTAGAAACACAAATCAGTTCGTTTCAACAATTCCCAATAGGATTCTCAGGTAAAATTAAATTCTAAACAATAAATCTTAAAACTTAAAACAAATAGAAAATGGCAAATTTAACAAAAAGTGTTTCTGCTTTCACTATCAAAAAAGCAACATTTAATTTGAACGAATACAACCCATCGTATTCAAACTCTCCTCTATATCGTATGATTGAGAATATGATTGAGCAAAAAGTAAAACAGGCTGAATTTGAAGGTGTACCTGCTCAGGTGTTTAATTACTTCTATGATAAAAATGATTTTAGAAGTGTAGGTGAAATAGAAACTTATTACATCTCTGGTTACAAAAATGAGTACAATATGTGTGATATTAAGAAACCTATGTTAGCTAAGTTTATCTACAATCGTTTGATAATTGCTTTCAATAACTATCTTTCAACTACATTGTATAATACAAACATTGAGGAGTATCAAAAGTTGTGTGTTGCAATAGATACCGTTTACAATAGTACTGGCGGTGATATTAACAAATCAATTAGATTACTTTCAGAACTATGGGATTTCTATTGTATGGATGATTCATTAGAAACTAATTGGGATGTTAGAGATAAGATTACCGAAGGTTTCCAACAAAGTAGTTACTACCAAAATTTCGTATCAGAGATGGGCGAAATGATACAAAGAAGATTTGATATTAAGAAAGATAATGCAGCTAGTATCTTATTTCAAAATATGTTAGGTGATAAGGTAAAGCAATTGGATACCCATTATGGTAAATCTTTCCAAGCTCAATTAGAAGCATACAATCAACTACAAAGTGAAATTTTAGAATTAAAAGTGTACGAATAAATTTTCAAGTGTTAATTGGTTACGAAACGCTCCCCAAAGTTTTAGTTGACCATTTTTCGGAGGGGAGCATAGAGAGTGAGAAATCACTCTCTTTTTTTTGCAATAAAAAACCCCACCGAAGTGGGGTAGTGTAGGCTACAAATAGAAATATAATGGCAATTAGATAATATAGGGTAAGCCTACAATGATAAGTATATAAAAATATATTTTTATTCTTTTATAGGAACGCAGTTCGGGACAGTTCTGCCATCCAATTCTTTTGTACCAATAGCTTCGTAGCCAGGCCAGCAGCTATCTTCCAATCCTGCTCCTTCAACTACTGCTTTAAGATTGATACCTCTATAATGCATCTCTCTTAAACGGCTGTACATAAGCTCCTGTTTGCTTAAATTCTTTTCAGTACGATATGTGTTATAGCATATTGCAGCGGACTGTTCTTGTCCGTATTCATCGTTTATTGCTGAAATACATTCACTAACGTATTCTTGCTCCGTTTGTCCATCTTTTACTTTAGGTATTGGCATAATAATTTGGTTTTATCAGGTTTTTTTCGTACCTTTGTCCTTTAACAATTAAATTTCTATTTGTTGTTAAATATAAAACACATTGTTACATGCCACGTAAAAAGACTACAAATAACTATTTTCATCAAGGTGTAGAAGATTCTATACAACTATTCATAACATCTACAGATGAAAGAGAGAGAAATAAACTATTCTCTATAATATATCCTGCTCTATGTAAGGTTGCCGAAGTTTGGAGAAATAAAATAAAACCAACTTATATTGAATTAGAACCACACGAATTAGAAATGGATTGTGTGACTTTCTTATTAGAGAAATTACCAATGATTAAACCTGGTAAAGGTAAAGCATTTTCTTACCTAACTGTGACAGCTCGTAACTATTATATAATGAATAATCAAATTGCATATCGTAAAAGATTGAAGGGATATTCATTAGATGCTATGCCTGAATCATTTGATGTTCCAGAAGTAGTATCAAATAGACTTGAAGAAATGGAATGGAATGGTACTTTATTTGAAAATTTTATGGAATATGTTGATGAGAATTTTGATTCTATGTTTCCAGCATCCAAACAAAAACATTTTGCTATTCCATTTTTTGAAAAAATTAGGTCTTTTAGATTTGCCGATGAAATTAATCGTAGAGATATATTGAATGAATTAGCAGAAGAAACAGGCATAGAAAGAGGAATAGTTACTAAGCATGTAAATCGTATTTCTTCATTTTATCATTCATTCAAAAATTATTTTGAAACCTATGGGGTAAAACCAGCATTCAAAGAGAAATTATATATTACAAAAGAAGATGAAGAATATATAAAAAAAAATTACCAACATTATGGTAAAGAAAATGGACTAAATGGTATATCCCGTAAGTTAGGTATAAAGTATGAGGTATTAAAAAAGTGGGTTAAAGAAACTATCTGATTCGGTATCTTCTACCTTCCCAACGGCACTCTATTACATCTTGCAGATTGATTGTTCTCCACTCACCATTGTTATCTACTGATTCAACAACCATATAATCATAGGCTTCGTAATCGTATATAGCACCTCTAGCGATACCATTTAAGAATGGTCCCCAATTAACTCTACGTGTTGTTTCATCACCATCTACTTTATTCCATTTAACCCAAATTGGATTTGATGGTGTACTATCCATAAGGAATGAATAGAATTGTGAGAAGGTAATCTCAGGTACAGCGAATTGTAAAATCTTATTATGTACTTTATTCTCTACCATTGTATTAATCTTTAACAGGTCCACCTACTACCCATGCATCACAAGTTCTTGCTGCTGCACATTTGAAATCAAATGCTTCACAATATCCTAACTCACCAGCTTCTATTACTAACTCCGGGTCATCTTCGTATCCAATGCCACTAGCAATACATTCAAGCGTTTGTTTCCTAACATCAAAGAAAGCACAATTCCCACATCGTGCTGATTTAGCTTCTCCAACCGAACCTCCGAATTGCTTAGCTTTGGTTTCCCAGTATTCTTCATTTGGTTCGTTTGGGTTTAGT